TATTGACGAGAGCGTAACAGTTCCTTCCAACGTTACTGCTTACAGCGTTGGTGACATTGAAATTACCAACGGCAATACAGTCACCATTTCTTCCAACGCAACTTGGTTGTTGATATAAATAAATTTAAATCAACTGACTAAAATGGCAGAAAGAAAACTAACTGTCGGGACAGTCGCTCCTGGAGCGTATACAGTTCTTCCTGTATATGAATCGGTGATTGCCAGAAACAATAGTCTCCCTGCTCCCATTGCAGGGGAGATTATTTTTATAACAGACAGAAGACAAGTAAAACTATTCACCAACGACGGCAAGTGGGTCTAAAGATATGTCACAATTAATCGTAGACAAACTACAAGTTAACACTCAACTATCAATTCCTCAGTACACTGAAGCACAGAGGAATGCTTTAAGTGGAGTTGTTACAGGAACTCTAATTTATCTGAGCAATACTGATGAAGCAGGTCTTCAAGTATGGGATGGTTCAGAATGGGTTGGACTTGCAGGTGGTGCTGGTTTGTATGACTTCATCAACGTAACCTTCAATAATGGTGGTAAAACGGGTGCTGAGGGACCAACACTTTCTCAAGCGAGACAGACCATGGCAGGTCAAGGTGTAGGTAACTGGAATAATAATTCGCTGTATTACAACGTTGATAGTAACGGAGTCCAGTCTTGGACAGTTCCAAAATCTGGAACATACAGATTCCTAGTCGCTGGAGCAAAAGGCGGAGAAGGTAACGCTATCAATAACAACTCTGGAAGAACTGCTGGTCGTGGCGCAGTGATGCGTGGGGAATGGCAACTAGAAGAAGGAGAAGTCTATAACATTATCGCAGGCGTTAAACCCGCTACTTCTGGTGAAGGTGGCGGAGGCGGAGGTGGATCCTTCGTTTGGTCCGCTATTAGTGGAGAACCACTAATTATTGCTGGTGGTGGCGGTGGAAACGGAGACGTTTACTACGGAACAATCTCTCAATCTGCTGGTGATGATGGAAACGCATCAAGTACCGAGGGAACTGAACCAAATTCAGGTGGCGGTAGTCTTCGTGGAACAAATGGACAAGGCGGAAGTGTTAACAACAACGACGGCGGTCCTGGTGCTGGCGGCGGATTCCTAGGTGCTGGTCAGTCTGGTTCTTCTGGTGCTGGTGGTGGTGCTGCAGCTACTTCTGGTGGTAAAGGTGGTAAGGCAGATTCTTCAACGAACTCACTATCAACTAACTCTGGTGGTCACGGCGGTGGAGGCGGTGAGTCCTTCAACGGAAATGACGCTGAGGGTGCTGGTGGAGGCGGCGGTTACTCAGGTGGCGGCGCGTCTGGTAGCGGTGACCCAGGTGGCGGTGGCGGTGGATCCTTCCTTGCTGCTGGTGGATCTAACTACGGAACATCCACTGGATCATGGTCTACATCAGGTGGTGAACCACATAGTGTTCATACAGGAGGAGTTGCCAATTTGGGTCAGTATAATAGCGGACAAGGATACGTTACAGTTACCTTCATTGGTTGATCAAATCATTTCTTAGATCTGATAAATTTAGGATCTGGACTTAGAGTAATAAAGGTAGATATCACAAAACGACCATCACCTTTTACTAGATCTACAGCGTGAGGTTCTGAACCAAGAAAGATAATCCCTGAGTTATTCTCGGGGGTTATTTTTTTGTCTCTATCTATAAAGTAAAAATCACCACCTTCAAATGGTTTAGGTTCTTGCCACAACCAAATTAATGCTGTAAAAACATCATGGTCTGAGTGTGGATAATAATATCCGCCATCAGTGTATTCACTTATTAAGGTAGATTTATGGTTCATTCTGCCATACAATTTCCCAAACCAAGTGTGATGTATATCATGCCACCAACAATTATCAAACAATTGATGAGAAGTATGCTGCATGATTTTAGAATAATCAGGAGACGTAAACACTTCGTTTAGAAACATCCCCTTATTATTTTTCATTAACTTACCATCATCATCTCTCGCTCCCCCTGTATCGTTTTGATAACAAAGTCGGATAAATTCAATTTCTTTCCAAACTTCTTCTAATTGTTTATCATCAAAAACTTTATCAATTAAAACACAAGGACAAGGATCTTCTGAATAGGTGTACGTCATAGTTTCATTTCGATATAACTATCTGCTTCTCCGTACTTACCTACGGGGTGCAAATTAAATGCTAAGGAGTATCTAGTATTTTGTTCTGTATATAGATCAATCTTGTGCTCTAGATAACTAGGAAAAAATACCACAAGATTTTGCAATGGTCTGATATAAAATGTTTGATATGTTTCGGGAGTCCAGTCTTCTGGAGGATTGACATACATGCTATGCAAATTATTCAATACATTTTTAAAAACTAAATCTCCAGATGCATGATTGTCCATATACATTACACCGCTGTAATAGCAGTTTTTGTGATTATGGTAATGACAATATCCACCATAATTTGTTTGTGTCATCCACGACGTAGTTATATCAAAGTCAGTAGATTTTAACTTTAAAATTTCATTCTTGAATTTATTGAACTCATGTAGTATAATCTTTCTTAACTCTGGGTGTTTGTCTAATACTTTTCTACAAACACTAGGGTAACTATCAGGAGCATCATATCTTCTGGAATCTGAAGTGAACTCTTCTCCCTTTAATGCACCATAGTATTTGTTGACTCTTGTATCCAAGATAGAAGCGCCCACTACGCTTGGGAATAAAGGGAATACATTCACAGCAGTTTACTTCATACCTAAATATTATAGCACAACATTATTCTATATCAACCAATGGATACGACTGAACTTAAAAAGAATTTTGATGATCAACTAGCAAAGTGCGACAAGCAGATCGCAGAACTAGAAGAAAATCTCAAGAAAGCAAACGAGTATAAACTTAAGTTGATTGGTGGTCTTGAGACGTTGGAACTACTCAATCCACCCGAGGAAGCACCTGCCGAAGCACCAGCAGAATGACACGAATCCCTGCTTCCTAAATAGAAGTAGGGATTTTTTGTATCTAGGTGCATGGCTACACCAACAAGTAAAGCAGAATTAATTGAATACTGCGAACGCCAGTTAGGTGCTCCTGTCTTGCAGATCAACATGGATGCCACCCAAAAGGATGACATCATCGATGAGGCACTCCAGTATTTTTATGAATACCATTACGATGGTGTCGAAAGAATGTACCTCAAGCACAAGTTTACTGCTGCTGAGGTAACTCGTTTTAACGAGACTGATGTTGTTTCTACATCTGTTGACGGAAGTACATGGGAAAACAGGAGCAACTACATTGAAGTTCCTGATCTTGTCATCGGCATTCAAAAAGTATTTGGTGTTTCCTCAAACTTTATGAGGAACAACCTTTTTGGTATGAGTAACCAATACTATTTGATGGACCTGTTCTCGTTCTCTTCAGGTTCCGCATTTAGTTTTGGTAACTTTGACTTGACAAACTACTATATGATTAAGCAGCACTTTGAGACTATTGATATGATTATCAATACAGGTGCGTTGGTTGAGTATAGGTTTAACAAAAGACAAGATCGACTATATGTCGATATTGATAAATCTAGGATTATAGAAGATCAATACCTTCTTATTGATTGTTATAGATTTCTAGATTCTGCTGCATACGTGCAGGTATTCAACGATAGTTTTGTCAAGAAATATGCTACTGCTCTTATGAAGAGGCAGTGGGGACAGAATCTAATTAAGTACAACAACGTTTCACTTCCTGGTGGCATCAACCTCAATGGTCGCCAACTATGGGAAGATGGAAATCGTGAAGTGAAAGAATTAGAGTCTAGAATGATGACAGATTATTCCCTTCCACCAATGGATATGATCGGATAAAATGCCTACCAGTCCTTATTTTCCAAGTTACTACGGCGGTACTACTGGCGAGCAAGGTCTCGTCCAGGATCTTGTGGACGAACAGATTAAACTGTTCGGTACTGATATCTATTACATGCCAAGGACTATCCTAAGGGATAATACTTTGGATGATATCATCTATAATAAGTACACAGAACAATTCCAGATTGAGATGATGCTTCAGAATGTTGAAGGATTTGGATCTCCATCTGAATTTATCAGTAAGTTTGGTCTCAGAATTACAGACGAAGTAAGATTCTCTGTATCTCAAAGACGTTGGGACGCAGAGGTTGCCGAACACAATCCTACATTAACAGTTGATGGTAGACCTAATGAAGGTGATCTACTTTATTTTCCACTAACTCAAGATCTCTATGAGATCAAGTTTGTCGAAAGAGAAGATCCTTTCTACCAGTTAGGTAAGATCTACTATTACACTATGACCGCAGAAATCTATGAGTATGGTAGTGATGACATTTCTACAGGCGTTGCAGAAATCGATGCAATTGAGACTATATTTAGCAATTCTATTGCTCTTACTATGGCAGTCGGTGGTAATGGTGACTTCACCATCGGTGAAGCAGTTACAGGATCAACCACAGGTACAGAAGCAGAAGTAAAATCTTGGGACGCTGGTACAAGAGTTCTCCAAGTCATCAACAGAACTGGTACATTTGCTACTGGTGAAGCTATGACTGGGAATGATAGTGGTGCTGTCCACGTAGTAGGTACATTTGACACTCTAAATAATACGAACAGCGAGTACGATCAAAATCGAGTAATCGAAGATGCCGCTGATAATATTATTGATTGGACTGAGGGCAACCCATTCGGTGAAGCAGGTAACTTTACAGGTAGTATCTAATGTTAGGGTCACATTTTTACAACGAAATTATTCGTAAGAATATTGTTGGGTTCGGAACCTTATTCAACAATATTACCTTAAAGAAGGTAGATCCTAGTGATGGAACTACTGTGTTGGAGGAAGAAAAAGTTCCTCTGGCATATGGTCCTAAGAGCAAGTTCTTGACACGTCTGGAACAGAACCCAGATGTAACAAGAAAGGTTGCTATTACTTTGCCACGTCTATACTTTGAGATGACAGGCATCAACTATGATGCTCAACGCAAGACATCTCCTATTCAAAAGTATAGAACTATTGTACAAGATGATGGTACAGAAGTAAGGGAACAATATGTTCCTGTTCCATATAACATCGAGTTTGAACTTGGTATCATTGCCAAGTCGCAAGATGATGGTCTACAAATCCTTGAGCAGATTCTACCATACTTCCAACCTGCATTCAATATCACTCTCAACATGATTCCCGACATGAATGAGAAACGTGATGTTGCTGTTACACTTAATGGTGTTAGCTATGATGATGCATGGGATGATAGTTTCCTTGAGCGTAGATTTATTACTTGGACTTTATCTTTTACTGCTAAGTCTTATATCTACGGACCTTTCGACCAGGCAGGTGTTATCAAGAAAGCAATTGTATACGAAGGTATCAACGCTTCTGTTCCACAAAGAACAACAAAAGTTACTTACACACCCAAGGCACTTGAAGATAAAAATAACGATGGTTTCATTAACTCACTCGATGATGATCTCTTGACGGGCGGAGATGACTTTGGATTTAATGAAGGTATTGAACTACTATGAGCAAATTTGAAGAGAGCATGGAAGATATCTTTGATATCGAAGTTGAATCCACAGATATCGAACCATCCAAACCAACGCCACCTAAGGCAGAGAAAGACGATCAGACAAAAGACTACGAGTTTACCCGTGGGTCTTTATACTCACTCATAGATAAGGGCAGAGAGGCGCTAGACGGGGCGTTAGAGGTTGCTCAGGAGTCAGGGCACCCTAGAGCGTATGAAGTCGCTGTGAACGCCATGAAGCAGGTAGCAGACGCCACTGACAAACTTCTGGATCTACAGAAGAAGATGAAAGAACTCGAAGCACCCACTAAACGAGAGACTAATAACACTACGAACAATCTATTTGTTGGCAGCACAGCAGATTTGCAGAAGATGCTGAAACAAATAAATAAGAAAGAAGATACGGATTCATAAATATGAAGTCGTTTAAGCAACTGCGTAGTGACATCACCGAAGCAGCCTGGACAAGAAAAGAAGGAAAGAAAAAGTCAGGAGGACTTAACGAAAAAGGACGCAAGTCTTACGAGAGAGAAAATCCTGGATCAGACCTTAAAGCACCAAGCAAAAAGGTTGGAAATCCCCGCAGGA